CGAAAGGGTAGGCTGGACAAAGCGTCCATATCGTAATGTCGATATTTATTTATTGCATCATGAACCTCAAGCGATTATACTTGATTGAGCTTACAGTAAGTGATTATACTGGTTGAGTTGTTTCGACTCAACAAGGAAATTCGATCCTAGTAGTCAGTAAAAGAAATTTTCTTCTTCAATAGACTGCAAAATTCACTCCTTGAGAGAGGAGCTCCCGAGTCACTGTAAATGAATAATCATTAAAGTGGGGAATAGTTCTCAGATCTATTCTTTTTTAGTGAAAGAATAATTTTGATGAAAACTACGTATCAGAGATCATGGAGTTCCTAGAGAACCATGTGAAACTGTATTAACTACTGTTTGTATCCAATCCTGAGAGGCAATCTTTTTGGTTAAGCGGGTAAAATAGCTTAGCAAAAGAAGATCAACCTCACGGAGTAAGATCCCCCTTATAAGGGAGGCTGCGGCCCACGTTTAGTGGAAACCGAAGTAGAATCTTAGGAGATTAACCTTTAAATCATTATTATCCGAATGAAATTCATTAGAATAAGAACATCTAAAATTAATTTATCTAATTTTCTTGCCTATATTTCTGTAAAAAGAAATAACCTGAAATTAATAAGACATTTTTTAAATATCTTGTTAGTTTTTGGTAGATCGAAAACTCCGTTTTGGGGATTAACTTGTAAAAGATTTCTTAAAAAAATTAAGTTGATATATAAAACTCAAGGTGCTCCCGGTCTCGTTAAGAGACTTAAAGCATCTAGTATAATATATCAGCAATCTTTGTCGAAGTATAACGTACCAGATATCTCACCTAGAATAGCGAGATCTAAATCTGGTCTTCCTGCTATTATTCCTGCAGAGCATAGAAAATTAATATTACAAGATGACGTAGCCACATCTAAAATGTGGTCTACTTTATTTTCAATTTTCAGGGATATCTCATACCCTGGAACTTTGAAACTTTCTACTATTACTAATAGTAATAATATGAATCCTTGTGTATATGAACTATGGAATTATGTACCATATTTCACGAAATTATTTTTTACTGCTGAGTCAGATAAAGTCCTTACTATGAAAGCTCCATTTAGTATTACAACTTCCTCTCCTCAATCTTCGTCTCAAGACGGTACTTTTAGTACTCATCCTGATTCGATAATGAGAAGTTTGAAATTATACTTGGAAAATTACCCAGATCAATGGAATCATCTATTGATCTTGTGTAAATCATATATAGGAGGTTTCAAATTAATTGAGTTCTTTGATAGGTTAACGTCTAAATTTAGAAGTTCACCCATTATTCTAACTGAACCTATATCTCCTTATTTAGGAAGATTAGCAATTAAGAGAGAAGCCGCAGGGAAAGTGAGAGTATTCGCTATGGTTGATGCCATTTTACAATGGATCCTTCAACCTTTACATAAAGCTCTCTTCAAAGTATTATCTAGGATTCCAATGGATGGGACGTTCGACCAATTAAGACCTTTAAAAAATCTTCCTTGGGGATCTGTTCCAATTTATTCATTTGATCTTAGTGCAGCCACTGATAGACTTCCTATCTCATTACAAAAAGCTATTTTAGCTGATGTATATGGTGATACTTTTTCTAATAGTTGGTCTGCATTACTTTTAAGAAAATTTAAAACTCCTTCTAAGTCTGCCTTATCTGGTGTAAATGTGTCATCGGTTTTGCCTGATGATGTTATTTACGCAGTAGGTCAACCTATGGGAGCTTTAAGTTCTTGGGCCATGTTAGCGATAACACACCACTTAATAGTTCAAGCTTGCGCTTGGATGACAGGAGTAGTTCCAACTTCAATATTATTCACTCAATACGCTGTATTAGGTGATGATATTGTTATTTGGAATAAAACTGTAGCAGATCAATATCTAAAAGTTCTTAGATGGTTAGATGTAGAGGTAAATTTAAGTAAATCTATTCTTTCTCCTTCAGGAGATGGTTTAGAATTTGCTAAAAGAACCATCATTCATGGAAATGATATTAGTCCTCTTCCGTTAAAAGAAGTTGATGCTAGTACTATGACCATGTCTCAATTATTTGAACTTATGAGAAAGTTCAAAATGACGAGACTAACTGCTCTAAGATTATTAGGATATGGATATAAAGTTGACAGTACCAAAAACAACGTTGTTAATAGAGCTTTTGATGCAGCTATTGCTGTCCCAAAAACTTATGTTCAACTGTTGGAATTATTTAAATCTCCTCAAACTACTTTTTTCAATCCGAATTTATTTGGTATTGCTAAAGTTAGAAGAGCTTTAATTAGATTTGTTCACGAAGAGTTTCTCTTAGTGCAACATCAAATTAAAGAAGAAAGAATTAATTTACTTCAATGGTCAACTGGACTTTATGTTGATACTTTATCCGTTTGGGG